CTATGTCCGTCAGAATCAATTAAACCTGCTAACAACTGAAGCCTTGTATCTATTGATGATTTTATGTATTGTTCTGGAATATGTTTATTGTCGTATACTCCGATATCCCTTAAAGACTGATTAATTGCTTTAAAAGCAAATTCAACAATTTTAGGACTATCTGATTTTTTTAATTCAAAAGGAATATTTTTCATCTGAGCAATCATACCTAAATAATGCAATAATTCAGGCTCCTCTTCTTTATTAACTAATATTGTAAACGCTTGCTTTCTTCCATCTCCAAGCCACAATCCTAATAAATAAGGAGGTATTCCATTAAATATATCTTCTGATTCAATTCCGCTAGATACAATTCTTGTTAAATGTTGCTTAACAAAAGAAGACTTATTTATATATTCTTCAGGAGTCATTATAACTTCTTCGTGTCTTTTGCTATTATTTTTTCCGTTGAAAATATATCTATTAAATACTAATCTATGATTTTTTGTAACTATATAATCTTTTCCGTATGGTTGTTTTACCAAATACCTATCAGTTTCTCCTGAAGTTTTATTAACTACAGTTTTTACTTTTCCTCCTTCAACAATTACTTTATCTCCAATATTGATTTCTTTGATAGGTTTGAACGTAAAATCTTCTGTAAGTATTAATGTATCAGGAGCATAGCATTCGTCATGAGCCAAAAATAATAGTTTTTCTCCATCATAAGAGTTGTCTTCTGTATTTTTCCAGTCAATAGAGGTGTCTAGTCCTTCTATTATTTCTGAATCAATATCATACATATTCTTCTTTGTAATCTTTGATGCCGGAACCCGAAACGCAAGCTCAGTCTTTGGCTTGTCCATACCATCCATAATAGGCTTGAAGAAGAATGGAAGTCTGCTATTTATTGGAACAACTTTATCTGTAAACATTTTCTTGGCATCAGCACCGGTCTTTGATAATATACCAATTCTTGCATCTTTTGCTAATGTTCCTAGATTTATACATTCAGATGAAGACATAAAAGAGAACCCTGAACGTCTGATTTTCAAGTATATCATTCCAAAGCATCTTTCGTCTGCCTTGCATGCTTCCCAAAAAATCCAATAAATTCTATTTGCTTCTCGAAAGTCAGGGTATCCAACGTCGATACTTGCCCATTGCAGATACATATAATGAGAGCCAGTTATATAAGTAGGTTTTCCATTGTTGGTAAACCAATACCCATTCTCTCTGAAGTCAAACTCTTGCTCAATGTAGTCTACCCATCTGTTTTTAAACTCAGCAGGCATTTCGTTCCATTGGAAAATAGACTGTATTCTTGAGAGCTGTTTTGGCAATGGCTCTCTCTCCCAATGCTGTTCCATTTTTGAATCACTCCTTTTGTGTACATTTTTAGGAGTTGCCGGAAGAGCTATATATATTCCAGATATACTTATTATCTGACCTATCTCTCCTGTTTTCGATATTACAATAACATCGTACTTATCATTGTAGCCGTACAGCCAAGACCTATTACTATTTTTTCTAGCAATGGTTCCTGATGGTATATAGTTTTCAACTATAGTATAAAGTTCATTATTTTGACCTTCTTTCTGCAAATCCTTGTTTTGTATCAGTTCTATTCTCTCCTCTTTCGGATAAATCTAAGCTTTCTTTTTCAGATTCAATTCTATTTAAAATTTCAAACGCATCAAATATAGCTAACTTTTTAGTCGCTGCTGCATTTTTTAATTTGTCTGCAGTTAAATCATCACCATCTTGGTCAGGACTTAATATAGAGTCCTCAGCTACTTTAATTAACTCATCCACAGCTTTGTATCCAGCCGCGATTATTTTTAATTTTACTTCTCTATTTGTCATACTGTTATTTATAAAACATTACATATACCATACGCCCATCTTCCCAACCTAAATTAGGGTATTTACTATGAAAATAACTACAAGGATAACATAAGGCACGATTAACTTTGTATCCAACAACAGAATGTAAATCCCATTTCTCTATATTATTTGATTCATTTAAAAGTACTTCATCATATTTTTCAAAAGAAACATCTTCAGGCAAACAATCTCCAAGCTCTTTATGCTTCCAAAAAGCTGTACCGTGCAACCCTTTAATTGAGGAAGGAGAGATGTAAAGAACCAATGCTCTTTCAGGCCTTTCTCCATTTATAATTGCATCAGAATGAATCCTCCAATCTGTATCTAATTTGTCCGTAGCCACTCTAAAAAAACTAAATATATTTCTTCTTTCGACTCCTTCTATATCACTTAGTTTTTTTATAACATAATCATCAAAGTCTTTGTTGCTGTATTGAACCCAAAATTTTTTATCTCCAACATCAATAGCTTGAAACTCATTATTACACAAACTACCATATACAGCATCGTAAAGATTTGACTCTAAAAAATTATCTATAATATTTATCATAATTTGATTGTAATTTGATGGTCAAACATTCTATATAGTTTCTCTCCATCTACAGTAAATTCATATTCGCTATCTGGGGAAAAGCACACAAGGTCTCCTTTGTTTACTCCTTTGCTAATCAAGTATTGGTTTGGATACGCCATTCTACCCATCAATGGCTCTTCGCCAAAAGGCTTCTTTATGTACGACTCAGTAGGGGGGATTGGCTTCACAAAACAATACCTGTCGTAAGAATGCCAGGTGTCGTTATTTTTGTACATAAAAAATTGGTCCATCTCTATAAAGAATAAATTATCCTTGAAGAAACTCTTTCCACTTTTTTGATTGCCTTTCATATCATTGTAGAATTTAAAGGCATTGTGATGCACAAGAAGAATATCGCCTATTGATATAGGGCCGTTGTAACCTAAAGGAAGTTCGACAACCCGAGCGTATCTATTTGAAAATTTATGGTCTTCCTCAGAAGTACTAACTATAAATTCAATTCCTGATATGTCTTTTGTGTTATCGTATCTTTTTCCGTTTATGGGGTTTACTATAAAGTAAAATGGAGATTTCATTAAAAGTCTATATTAAATTCGATTGCAATTGGAGATGTAAAGGTAAACTCTTTCCAAAGAACTACCTCTTCTTTTTTATTAATAATGTATATCAACACAGCTCCTGTCTCGCTATTTCGCTTAATGAGATGAATTTCATTTGAATCTGCAAGTATTTTTTGACCAACTATATAATGCATAGCACCATTTTTATAATCAGGGCCAACTGATATTTTTCTTATCTCCACTGTTATAATTTTAAATTTGATTGTCTATATGCAAAACTTGTTACGCCTAGTTCTAATATCTTCTGATTACACTCAGCTCTAAGTCTATCTCTTTCATTAATAGCATCTTGAGGAATAGGTATACTATCTATAGATAATTTCTCAATGTGCTTTCTTAAAAGGTCTGAGATAAGTCCAGTGTAATATAAATCAATCTGCAATGCTTCATTTGTTAAATAAACCATATCAACAACCTCCTCTCTTTCTATAGTTTCATAAGAAACACCTTCTGGTATTTGATTTATATCTATAGTTTCTATTGTACTATTTCCTTCAGTGTAAATGTATATTGTCATTATCTTGGATTTGTAAAGATTTCTTCATACATAAAGTAATCAGTTAATAAACTTCTTGCTGTTGTACCTGCTGTTTTAACTATTAAACTAACAACACTCATTGCTGAAGCTGTTGATGGTATATTTGTTGAATGTGTTGCAACTAATGTTCCATCTATATAAAATGTTATTGATGATGCCGCTGAATTAATATCTATTCTTAATTTATACCATTGAGCAGCGACAACTGGAACAGTAGTAGTTGTTAAAGTAACTGTTGCACCAGCTCTTGTATAGCATTTCCAGTTTGGTGTTGGTGTTCCTGCAAAATATACAACACCACCTTCATCATATGAAAAGAATATAGTGTTCCCACTATTTTGCCAGTTTGAAGGAATACCATATCCAAAAAAAGTAAAGAATCTTTCTAATGATGTTGATAAAGTTTCAACACTCATATAAGTTTCAAGACTAATAGTACCAGTTCCAATATACAAAGATGAACTACCTAAAGCATAACCAGCAGAATTTGTTGATGCAGTACCTGTTGAATGTTGAATAATACCTTGTTGATTAGTTCTATTAGTAGTAGAAGCAGTTCTTGCAGTAGCATTACCAGTTGTTAATGAAATTACATTGCTATAAGATGTAGAAACACTACCAGCTTGACTACCCATAAACTCCTCAAAGTAATAAACACCTTGAGTTCTATTAAAGGTTTTTAAATTATTTTGTTTATTGTTAAATGTTGTCCAATCTGCTGATGATAATGCTCCTCTATTTGCAGCAGACGCTGTTGGTAAATTAAATGTGTGAGTTGATGTAGTAGAGTTAATAGCAAAATCTGTTCCTGTTGTTCCTACTGCTAAATTCTGTACTTGCGCTGTAAGTCCATTTAATGCAGTAAGTCCTGTTGTAAATGTAGTTAATACTTCTGATAAATTACCATTTTCAGTATGTAATGTAATAGTTCTACCTCCTGTATTTACAAATATTCTAATAGCTAATCTATCAGTTGCAAGCAATGTAGTTTGAGGTACAGGAATTGATGTGAAGTATTGGTCAACAGTTGTACCATTTGTAATACCTTCTGGATTTGCAGAATCACTTGCAATAAGTGTAAAAACATTTGTAGCACTAACTTTATAAAGCTCAGCATAAAAACTAGGTGAACCACCACCACTACTTGCATTAAAATAAAACTCTACATTCCAATTACCACCAGGTATATTTAATTGACTAGGGTCTGCTACATCAGTTATGAAAGACGCTATATAACCATTACCTGCGCCATTTGTTCTTGTAAAATTAGTACCTGCTCCAAGTATAGGTGTTTTACTCATTTGATAATAAGTATCTCCTCCAAATGTTCCTTGAGAAACACTACCATTAAGGTAATAATTAACTGAAGAACCACCGCCAGTTGAATTAGGGAAGTTAGCTAATGTACCATCACCTCTAATATATTGAGACACTAAACCTACTCCTGTAACTGCTATATCTCCACTTGATGTAATAGGACTATTTGTTACCGTAAAAGCACTTGGCATAGTTAATCCAACTGAAGTAACTCCAGCAGCTGGAATATCATCCAACATCGCAAAAGTTCCGTCTTTATCAGGTAATTCTTGTAATCTATTACCTGTAAGTAAATTAGTGTTTATGGAAACTGAATTACCAACGCCACTCATACCAATATAAGGTTGGTCTACTAAAGAAGATAAGTCTAAGTTTCCGCCTTGAAATAACATACTACAAGCACTATTAGATGTTGAAAGAAGACCATTACTTAACGTAAATTCACCATTACCTGCTGGGTCATAAACAGAACCTGCAATTGCAGAAGCACCATCTTGAGCATAAGCAATAACATATGTATCCGCATCATATTGCGCAAAAACAGAAGAAGTATCATCGCCCGCATCAGGTCTATGAATTACAACTTGTTTTAAAGCATCATCGGGATTTCTAACTATAATATCATTTGTAGTAGTGTTACCCTCGTCTGTTACTTGTTGAAGTGTAGGAGTTGTGTAACTTGGAATATCGTCTAAAGTTGCAAGTGTATATGTTCCTTCTAGTTTATATGGTATGTAGAATATAGAAGGACTATTTCCAGGTGCTTGAGGTATAAAATAATCAGGATGGTAAATTAAACTAATATCTTGAAGACTTGCACTTGAATTTAAAAGAAAACCAACTCCGTAATTAGTTGTGTCATTTATAACACTTAAATTAACAAGATTTGTTATATCTTGATTCAAATCACCTAAAGTTAAAGCACCATTAGCAAATGCTGAAGTTGTACCGCTTGGTGATACAATTAACATGAAATCACTACTTAACTGCGTATAACCGCCGCTAGTGGTATTATTAACTATAAAAGATTTTGCAGTTAATATGTTATCATTGTCTATAATAATACTTTTAGTTGTAGTATTACCCTCGTCTGTTACTTGCTGAAGATTTGGTGTAACTCCACCTGCGTAAACAGGGATGTTTAAAACTCCGGAGACAAGAGTAGACGGACCACTTGAACCAGTGGTAGTTAATGTAATTGAACCAGGAGGGTCTACCCAATTAAATCCTCCAATAGCTTTACTTAATACCTGGAACGGAGTTCCTTGACTACCAAGCATATCCTCAATATTTGTTGGCTTTATAAGAGTGACGTTTATTGTTCCGGTCAGGGTTATATCTTGAGTAGCTATATTCCCGGCATTAAGAACAGCCTGCAGAGTTGCTGCAGGAAAATTAGATGAGAATAATTGCAATAACTCCCCAAGCGAAAAGTTCTTAGTCGCAAGGGGAATAGGAGATGGAATTGGTCTTGGAGCCTCTGTACCTATCAACCTATCGCTTAATTGTAAAGGAGAATCTGCTAAGGAATAAGTAGATATTTTTGACATTATGTATTTTTATTGAATAGTTATTTCAGTATATACCAAATAAAAATCTAATGTACTATCTCCATCTGTAGGGTTAACGCTTGGAGTAGATACAGTTAATGATTTACCTACGTGAGTAATACCTGATGTTGATGCTATACTTGGAATAAGAGTTGTTATTGCTTCTGTATTAGCACTATTCCCTAAAGGTGTTGAAACGGTAACAAATCCGTTGGTTTGGTCCGCATCCCAAGCTATTCTCCAAGATTGAGAAGAATAAAAATTAGTTACAAAAATATAATTTTGATAAAGATACATTGGTATAAATAATTTACCGGGAGATGCTGCAACTAAAACTTTTGGAGTTGTAAATATGTTTAAAATTTCTGTTGGAGTAAATGTTACTTTTACTGTTTTAACAACAGAACTCGCACCAACACCGCCAAGAGCAAGTACATCTGCAATAACAAAATTCTTTGTTGCGTTAGAATTACTAACATCTGTTCCAATAATAAAATCATCTAATGCCGGTGGGGTAGCCTCAGGATATACACTAATCTTTGCCATTTTATTCTAGTTTAAAGTTAATAAGTATAGTATTTTGTCTATCAAAGCCAGCATCTCATCCATGATGTTTTGAAGCTCAGATGGATAATTGTTTCTTTCGGTATCAATAATAGACTGCAGTTCTTTTAAATGAGAAACGGCATCTATATTCTTTGATTCTGGAATGACAATCTCGACTCTCTTATTTCTACCAAAGTAAGCCTCAGTAAATTTATCAGTTAAGTCAAGTATTCCATCATAATAAGCGTTCAATGCTTTATGCTCTGCGAAACTTGTAGTCTGAAGATGAGCAATATGCATTGCATCTCTTGACTGAAATAAAGTTCCAATAAATTTTCCTGGTGTCATATTATTTTTCTTTTTGAGTTACCTCTCCGGTTTGAAGATTGATTACGGCATCTTTGCCATATTTTTCAATCAATAGTTTTTCGTGTAAAGAGAACTGAACCTTCAATTCATCAACAATTCTAATCATAGCTTGCTTTTGCAATTCAGCATCGGCAATAGCCATCTTAGCTTTATTAAAATCAGAGTTTAATTCTTGAATCTTAGTTAATTCCTCTTGAGTCACTTGTACGTTTTCCATTTTATTTAGATTTAATTGTTAATCAGACAAAGATATAAATTTTAAATTAATATTTTATTTCAGGTTCCACTGGCTTTTCTCCATTCCATTTGTTAGTCACTTTCTGAACCCTAGTATAGTTTTGACCTACTTTTATAAAGTCATATTTTTTTCCAGTTAAGAACTCCTTTTTCAAAACAAATAAAATAAATTATAATTAAAACTAACTCCAACAGATGGTCTTTGGGTTATTAGGTCATAACCTCCATACCCACCTACACCGAATCTCTTAACTCTTTTTGCTTTTAATTTTGTAAGCTCAATCTCTTGCTCTTCTTGTTTTTTTAAAGAGCCCAGTAATCCTTCTTGAAGGTCTAAGTTGTGAGAAACAAACTCTTCGCTCTTAACTCCCATCTGCACGGCTATGCCAACGACAGAGTCTAAAGCTTTCTCGTACTTTGATACCTCAGCATTGTATCTTGATTTGCAATCTTGAATTTGTTTGTAGTAAACTTTTCTTTGCTCGTTGATTTTGTATAAAGCCTCAACGCGCTCAGCGGTATTTAAGTTTTTAGTCTGGCTGTGCGACGAGTAATGAGTCAAGCATAGCATTGTAGGAAGCAGAATGTATAATAGGTTTTTCATATTTAGGAAGTTTCGTTGGTTTAGTATTTTTTCTAATCTCAACAGCTTTGTCAGACAAATCTTTCTGTTGCTTTATAAAATCATTATTCATATCGTTGATTTTATTTTTCCACTGCTCAACCTCTGCCTCTGTATTTTTCTTCTCCTCTATGAGCTTTTGTATTTTTACTTTGTTCTTAATATCCTGAACGCTTCTGTACATTAAAATACAAGCCACTACACAAAACAAAACAACTCTTGC